TTCCCATGGCTCAGAACGTTCCTCATACTGAAACCCTAATACATCAAGACCTTTTACATAGGTATCAGCCCAGTCTTTACGACTGTCCATATCACTCTCTATAGTATCCAACAGTTCAGACGACACACTTTCAAGCACATCTTCATCCAATGATTCTGCAAGATTAGCATCAAACTCTGTATCTATCTTATCTGCTCCGGGAATCAGGGTAACCTCTACACTGCCGTCATCAAGTGTAACCATATCAGGATTTACAATCTCAATCTCTAAATCTGGCTCTGGTAGTTTACCGTTTTTCTTCACCTCTTCATCCATCCCCAGAGGTGCCTGCATCAATCCTTTTTCTATGACCATAGTTTACTCCCTAATAGTAGGCTGCTCGCCTTTTAAAATAATGTACTTCCTCTGGCTCGTCACTTGGTAATCTTATAAAACCACCCTGCCTGAATCTCATAAGTGCCATAACTGTCGAGTCCACTAAGTCATCATGACTCATAAATGGAAATCCTGCAACCTCTTCTATAACTTCTTCTGCCCATCTTGTCTCAGGAACCCATACAAGTCCAGAAGATACTATATCAGAAACAGAATTTAAACGTGCCAGTTTATCTCCTGATCCTCTATGCGGGGTGTATTCCTGTATAGGTAATCCCATTCTTCTCATCTCCTGATACAGGGCTGTTCCCGAGTTTTTCTTTTCAACTATAAACGCATCGGGCTCCCATGCAGAATATTCCGACATAGCCAATTCTTTTAGTTCTGGAAACTCCATACGCTTTTTTATACTGTTTAACAAGATAATATTATAATTACCATCATGTTCATTTAAGAAGACCCCCCAAGTTGTCAGAGCCGTATAGTCTGCCCTGTTGTGAGTTTCTGCCGCAGCATCAAGTGACATTATAATATATTCGCATGCTGGAGGTCTGTCTTCTTTCCATGTGTTCCACCACTCACGTTTTACAAGAGAGGCTTCTTCTGCAGTGGGTTCCTGCTGATACTGAGCATTCCACTGGAACACAGGCATGGAGGCCTTGGTGCGGAGTAAAGCATCTAGGTCAAAGAACTCAGGCCACAGAGGCTTTTGTACAGACTCATTTGTTTCCTTATCCACAACGTCCAATATAGCAGGAAATTCTACAACCTCGTACTGGTCAGCCATATTATTATTTATCATGTCACCTGTGACACGACCAGTGAGATCATCCATATGCCATCGTGTCTGTATAATTGCTACACGACCTCCAGGCATTAAACGTGTTCGAGCACCAAAAGTAAACCACTCATACGCTTTCTCAAACACACTAAAATTACCGTTGATGACATCCTGTTCCGAATGCGGGTCATCAACCAGAAGCAAATCAGCACCACGACCAGCAAGAGCAGAACCAATACCGCAAGCATAATACTCACCGCCATAGTTCGTGTTCCAACGTCCTGCCGATTTAGAATCAACAGCAAGTTCCACATTGGGAAATATCTTTTTATAGTCATCAGATGCAATTAAATTACGTACCTTTCTACCAAAATCTACCGCTAAATCGGTTGTATGTGATACCATCATCACCTTTTTATTAGGGTTTCTACCAAGAAACCACGCAGGAAACATAATGGACACCAGCTGGGATTTGCCATGTCGAGGGGGGATGTTGACGCAAATTCTGTCTTTTTTGCCCTGCTCGATGTCCATTAACAGGTTAGCCAGCATCCTATGATGCTTTCCAACTTTATAATCAGGTTGCATATGCTTACAAAAAGCTATCAAATCGTCTACAACCTTGGTTTTATACCGTCTATTAGTCAATTCATCGACTAATCTATCAATTTCTGTCACTTCTTCAGGCGTATATTGGTCTAAATTAGCCAACATGAGGGAAATTTCGTCTTCAGAGAAGTCTAAAGCCGCTTCAGTCATCTTTTATACCCAATTCTTCATCCACATTGAACGATTCACCCTCAATAACGACCGCATCTTCTATTTTATCTTCAGGTTCAGCCAGTTTTTCCAGTTTTTTACGTAATTTTGCCTTCAAATCATCAGTTGACTGGTGTGTTATAGTCACTTCTGACTTCTCAGAGAACAATCCTACGTCAGAAATTTTACCAAGAAGCTCCAGAGCACGTATACGAATCTTTGCATCTGGATTTTCTGTCTCTAAAATCAGTTTATTGGTAACTGTATGCCTGATATGTACCGCACTTTTAACTACTGACTGCCCAAACTCATCTAAAATGCTGTTTGTAAGTATCAAAGAGGCGGGGGTAAGTGTGGCTGCCCTGTCATTTGTTACCTTTTTAGAAGTTTCTTCAGGGTTTTCAGCATATGATGTAGATAATTTAGCTGCTACATCCTTATCTTCAGCCGTTGGTTCTAGGTTAAGGCCCTCATCTTCAAGCTCTTTTGCAGTATTTGCAGCAGCTTTTGTGCGAGTCTTCAAGTCCACCGCTTTTAGGTCTGGTGGTTTCTTAACACCAACTTCAGGTTCTACCATTATTGCCATACATATCGCAGGTTTAGTTACCGTTAATCAGTATATACATTAAAAAAATTTTTTTGCAAGGGGGTTTGGGACTCCAAAGGGGGGTGTTTCTATATTTCATAATTTTACAGATTGTTCGTCTGGAATGATATATATACGTAGCACATGGTACCTAATATAGCATTGGGGGCATGGGGTACGGGTACCCGTTGCCCAGAATAAAAACCAGATGCTAGTTTTTAAGTATTAAAGCTTATTAAAGCTTATTAAATCTTATTAAATCTTATCATTTAGTGATAGGCCATTGTAATTTGTATTGTTTTATGTTCTTATATAATCATCAAGCGGCAATGCTTGGTCACTGACCAAGTTAGAGTTTGTATTTATACATTAACCACATACTGTGGACGGCTTGGTTGGTTGAAGCCAAAATGGAGAATAACATATGGCTAAAACTAAAGATGTAGTGGCGACTACTGAAAACGCACCTATCGTTGAAATCTCACAAGCAGTGATGGAGCTTAAGGCTCTTCCTGATTTTGGTAGTGATCTTATTGTTAGATCATTGCAGAAACAAACAGAGGGAGCCAAGCTCGAGGGTGACTTTGTGGATTGGTGTTTTAAGGAAGGTATTCCTAACACTCACTTCATTTCACCTAATGTGGTTAATTCAAACAAGGCTAAAAAGTCTTACTTGAATAGCACCGCAACTCCTGAGTTTTATGATGATTGCATCAAGAAAGCTCGACTTGGTAAGTTCGGTGAGCTAGGGGCCCATTGCCTCAGCTTGGCGAGTGCAGAGCAAGTTAGGTATCATCCTGACTTTGCTGATACCGAGTTAGGTGGAGATCACTGGGCCAGTTGGTACACTGTCAACAACAGTGTGGCTTCCGGTATAGTAGGTGATTGGAGAGCCAAGCTCATCCGCAAGGAAGAGACCGAGGCTAAGAAGAAAGCCTACAAAGCTGAGATTGAATTGGCTGCAAAGGAGGGCCGCAAGCCTGACCTTGCTCAGTTCGACACCAAGAAAGGTGCTGATCAAAGTAAGAAGACTATTGGTCAGAAATTTCAGGCTCATCTTGAAAATGCTCTGAAGAGTTTAGTGACTTGGAAGAACATGGATACTGCTCCAGAGGATATCTTATCCTCCCATGAGCAGATCACCAAGGATATCAAGGCAATGATATCCAAGGCTAAGAAAGCTGAGGCTATTCGCCACTAACACCACAACGAGGGGAGCGAGCAATCGCTCCTCTCAGCTAAACTTTAACTTAACTATAAGGAGGCTACTATGCCAAAAGCAAGTAGAAACTTTGTCAATCTTGACAGAGTAAATGAGGCTGATCTTTTCAGACAGCAGAAGATCGATGATCTTAAAACTAGCCGAGAGGTTCTTAGTAATTGGATGAAGTCTAATCACTACAGAGCTTTCATGCTTACCATGCCTGAATTTATACAAGGCAAGATACGTGAAACTATTAGACTTGAAGTCAATAGGTTAAATGGTGAGTACCATGCTTGGACAAAGAAGGTACCACATACTAACACGTTTAAAGTTTGGAAGGCTCTCAGTAAATGAGGGCCCGTGCGATACACAGAGAGAGGGAGGAGCTAGCTATGGCTCCTCTCCAGAGAGTGACCATATATCTAACTGATAAAGAAATGGATATAATGGAAAAGAAATGTAGGGATTGTGAGGAAGCATTTGGCTTCCGTCCTACAACAAAACAACAAGGCGATATGTATAAGCATGCTTTCTTTGTACACAGAAAGACATAGCCGCTAATGATATGGGGCACAGGGGTAACACTCTGTGCTCCCTATGATACC